TTTATAAATAATATTATAATAATAACGATTAAGTGATTATCGTAATGTAATCTTGCATTATATTTGCATTGATTATATTGCAATGAAACACTTGACACTTACACTAAAAGGGCTTATGCAAAGACTATTAATCGGTCTTTTGTTATGCTTTATTATGGCAACCTCCCAGGTTGCGTGGGCTGACACTACCTCTAGCGGGGCAACGACCAACACACAAACAAATACAACTGGTTCTAATACTGCTATATCAGGCGGGTATTCGCAAGAATCAACCACAACATATCAAAGCGGCTCGTCCAGTAATACCACATCTACAACTAATAACAATTCATACACAGGTGATACGAGAGTGACTTCTCAATCATCAGCTCCATCTATGTCTGCTATGTCACAGGATTTATGTGTAGTAGGTATGTCAGGTGGTATATCAACGTTTGGTTTAGGTGTTTCAGGTGGTACATATAGAACAGATGAGAATTGTGAAAGAATTAAATTAAGTAAAGTGTTGAACGACCTTGGTATGAAGGTGGCTGCCGTGTCAATTTTATGTCAAGACCCTAGAGTCTTCTACGCAATGGAACAATCAGGAACCCCTTGCCCATTTGAAGGCAAGATAGGTAAAGCTGCAACTGAACAATGGAAAAAATATGATAAGTTAAGACCTGACTATGATAGATATGTTGCAGATTTAAAAGTGGTAGAAAAAGCAAATAAAGAAGAAGCAAAAAAATTAGAAAAAATTAGACTTGAAGAGTTAAAGAAAGTACAAGAAAAACTTTCTAAATTAGAAAATGAAAAATCAACAGCAGAGTGGAATGAAGTAGATAAAAATTTAGCTGAAGAAAATCAAAAAAAAAGCCTTCAGATGAAGCACAATCCACCAAAATAGGAATAAATAATTTATGGATAACGGGACTATTACTATTATTCTTTGGAGTTGCCTTGTAGCATATGCGTGTTATAAATTTTATAAGTTTGGTCTTACTCTTAACCCTTACGACTTTTCAAAACGTAAGTAGAGCAGAGACAGCAACATCAGGAAACCTGTTGCCTAACGCAGGCGCAGGTCAATCAAACTACCAAAATCAAAACGATACACTATCACCGGATAAAGTAGGTTCAGGTCAAGGTTTTACCGTAGATAGTGGTATACAATCATTTCAAAACGAACTAGAGGCAAAAGGTGAGGGTATCATTTCTGATACTGGTTCACTTGTTGGTATCTCAACTACAACTCAATCAGGTAATTCATTTACAACTACAACGGATAGTTTAGATGGTGGTGTTACCTTAAACTCTATATCAGAGGTACAGAATTGTGAATGGACTTCATCAAGTTATAGGTGTGGTCAATCAGGTGTAGGTGGTGGTCAAAGAGATACTTACACAAATACAATTAAGATTACAGATTCTAATGGCAATCTTCTTGCCGTAACCACATTTACTAGAAACAATGACGCTGGTTATTATGGTAATACTCACACATATACAGACACGGTAACAAACACTTTACCAGGTAGTAGAAACTATGAATGGGAGTGGAAAGGTACAGATGGTGGTGACACATCATCAACACAATCTATTGGTCCTAACTTACTAGGTGCAAGTTTAACTGCCACATTATTAGATATAAATTACTCACCTATCTCTGAAGAAACAGAGGAAGAATTAGAATTTGCAAACGAACAATTAGAATTATCACAGGAAACTATTGAGGCTGCAATTGAAGAATTACAAGAAATTAATTTAACAGAATTAACAGAGATAGAAACATTTGAATTTGCGCCACAATTAATAGAAATACAAGAAATAGAAACATTAGAAATAGAGGAGATAGAATTTAAAGCTTTATTTGAGGTTAATTTTAAAACTATATTAAAAGAAGAAAACTTAATAGAAGAGTTTGGTACTGCCTTAATAGAAGAAAATTTAACAGAGGAGGAATTCTTTGAAGAGGCAACTAATATGATATTAGAAGAATTAAAACCAATGCCTACATTAAAGGAGGAAACTAATGAGTCAACTATAACGGAAGCTAAAGTAGAAGAAGAAATAATAGAAGAAAATCCAAAAGAAGAAATAAAGGAAGAGGAACCAAATGCTATTACTGAAAAGCCTACAAATGAAACCGTTAAGACAGAGGAAACTATGGACACAAATGAAGAGACAACAGAGCAGGAAGGACAAGAGAGTGAAGTTGTATCTAATGAATCAGAATTGGCTGAAGATAAGGAAACAGAAGGACAGGAGGAGACGGCGAGTGCTGGCGAGACTTTGGAGAATGAGACAGATGTATCTGTCAAAGACAGGAAGACTGCCGCTACCAACATTGACGACATAGGTAAAAAAGTTGAAAAGATTATAGAAAAGATAACTGCTAAATTAAAAAGAGTAGACCAACAATTAGCTGCTACGTCATTTATTTTATCAAAAAGTATGAATGAAATGGCACCTGATTTAACGGTTTATAAAACTAAAACACTAAATGGCGGTAATATGCCAGACGGTAACCTAGAGCTCTTTCAAACACTAAATATTTTAGAACAGCAACAAATATATAAAGACGCTAGTTTAGTTGCGTATATAAGTAAAGACCCAATTGCTGTCCAGCAAAGCGCTTTAGCTGACGTTAAAAGTCGGATAAATACTTTACAAGCAGAGATATCTGCTTTGAAATCATTACAATAAGAATAGAGGACAAAATGAAAAACGGAATAGTTGATAAATTATCTACATATGCAGCTCTAATAGGTGTAATCGCTACTATCGGTGGTGGTTTCTATGCTTGGGGCGAATTCAATACTAGACTATCGGCGATTGAAGGTTCAAGTATTGACATATCAGGTATTACTACAAACACAGCTGCTATAGCAAAGTCAAACGAAAGAATATCTTTACTTGAAAAATCAGAATCAGAAGCACCAGATGTTTCAGGTATTAAGAAAAATGAGACTAATATTGCAGTTGCACAGAAAGAGATTGAAGTTTTAAAATTACAAATACAAGAACTAAAACTTAAAGCTCAAAACCCATTAGCAAATTAAGAGTGTAAAAATGGCCGACAACGAGGTACTTATTGATATAGCTGGCCTTAAAAAAGACGTGGAGAATGTTAATCAAATCCACAATAGATTAGACACAGCTATTGATAGACTAACAGATGTATCTACATCTATTAAACAGATGTTGGCCGTACACGAAGAAAAGATTACCAGACAAGAACAAACAGATGAGGTAATCTTTGGTAAATTAAGAGAACGTCAATTAGAAATTGACACGGTTTATAAAGAACTACAAAAAGAAATCCAGCAGACAGAAAAACGACTATTAATAGAAATCAAGTCTCTCAAGCTTGACATTGGCGGGAGAGTTGGTACACTAGAGAAGTATAAATGGTTGATTATGGGTGGTGCAATAGTCCTAGGCTGGATTTTGTCAACGAATTTTGCGTTGATTGTAGATATGATGTCTTAATCCAGCATTGACTCTTTGCTGAAACTAGTATATATTATGAGTTGCTATGTCAAGTTATATTGATTTAAAATATATTAATGAGTTATCTGCTAGATTAGGTCAGTTTAAAAAGAAAGGGGATTACCTCTTTAATTTTAGATGTCCGCATTGTGGCGATTCAAAGAAAAGTAAAACCAAGGCGAGAGCATATTTTTATCAAGTTAAAAACGATATGTTTTTTAAATGCCATAATTGTGGTGAAGGCCAAAGTTTAGGAAACTTTCTAAAATTTATAGACCCTAAAAAATATGAATCATACTTATTAGAAAGATATAAAGGTTCAGCGCCCTCCACGCCAGCACCTAAATTTGATTTCAAACCTACAAAGTTTGAACAAATAGATTACTTTGATAAGTTAATAAAGATAAGTGATTTGAAAGATAATCACCCAGCTAAAGAGTATATTATAAAACGTATGATACCAGAATCATTCTGGTCTAAATTATATCTTTGTAATAAATTTATGTCTTTTGTTAATGAGGTAAAACCTAATACTTTTCCTCATACAAAAGGCGAACACCCTAGGTTGATAATACCTTTTTATGGCGTTGATGGCAAACCATTTGCTTTTCAAGGTCGTGCATTTGGTAAAGAACAACCAAAATATTTAACGGTAAAAATAGACACTAGTAAACAAAAAGTTTATGGTTTAGATAGAGTCAATCTACAAGAACACATATACATTGTTGAAGGTCCTATTGATAGTATGTTTATTGATAATTGTTTGGCGGCTGGCGGTGCAGACTTGACATTAAGAGTATCGCCTGATAATGTCACCTACATATTTGATAACGAACCAAGAAATAAAGAAATTATAAAACGTATGTATGACGTAGTTGATAAAGATTACAACTTGGTAGTGTGGCCTGAAGATATGCGACATAAAGATATTAATGATATGATTATGTCAGGATTAACAAAAAATGAGATTGCTGATATTATAAGTACCAATACTCATTCAAAATTAGGCGCCTTGACCAAATTAAATTATTATAAGAAATGTTAGGAGAAGTTAATGGTAGATAATCAGACTATATTAGTAAAAAAAAGAAATGGTAGAGGCAATGAACCTCTTAACATTGACAAGATACACGAAATGGTTGAGTATGCAACTGAAGATATAGCAGGTGTATCATCATCACAGGTTGAAATGAATAGTGGCTTACAATTTTATAATGGTATTACGACAGATGAAATTCAAAAAATATTAATAAAGTCTGCTTCAGATTTAATCACATTAGAAAATCCTAACTATCAATATGTAGCTTCAAGACTATTATTGTATAGTTTAAGAAAACAAATTTTTAGAAAACTTTGGGACCACCCACACATTTTTTCTCACGTAAAAAATTGTATTGAGAAAGGTGTATATGATAAAGAAATATTAAATTGGTATGATAAAAAAGATTTTGACCGTATGGAAAACTGGATTAATCACGAAAGAGATTATGATTTTACATATGCAGGTCTACGACAGGTAATTGACAAATATTTGGTGCAAGATAGAAGTACAGGCGAAGTGTTTGAGACACCTCAATTTATGTATATGATGATTAGTGCCACACTATTTGCAAAATACCCTAAACAAAAGAGGATGAGTTATGTTAGAAAATATTATGACGCTATTTCAAAATTTAAAATCAACATACCTACACCAGTTATGGCAGGTGTTAGGACACCTATTCGCCAGTATGCTAGTTGTGTGTTGGTTGATGTTGATGACACTTTGCCTAGCATTTTCAGTAGTGATATGGCTATTGGTAATTACGTTGCACAAAGGGCTGGTATCGGTATTAACGCTGGGAGAATTAGAGGAATCAATTCCAGAATTAGAGGCGGTGAAGTCCAACACACAGGAGTTGTACCATTCCTCAAAAAGTTTGAGTCAACGGTTAAGTGTTGTACTCAAAACGGTGTTAGGGGTGGGAGTGCAACGGTTCATTTCCCTATTTGGCACCAAGAGATAGAAGATATTATTGTTTTAAAGAACAATAAAGGCACAGAGGATAACAGAGTTAGAAAGTTAGATTACTCTATTCAATTATCAAAATTATTTTATGAAAGGTTTATTAATGACGAAGACATTACCTTATTCTCACCACACGAAGTACCTGAACTCTATGAAGCGTGGGGTACAGAGGCGTTTGATGACCTATACACCAAAGCAGAAAGAAAAACCAGTATTACAAAGAAAAAAATAAGTGCTCAAACATTGTTTATGGATATGTTGAAAGAAAGAGCTGAAACAGGACGTATCTATATTATGAATATTGACCATTGTAATACACATTCTAGTTTTAAAGATAGAATCTATATGTCTAACTTATGTCAAGAGATTACTTTACCTACTGACCCTATACAACACATTGATGGTAAAGGTGAGATTGCATTATGTATTTTAAGTGCAATCAATGTAGGCAAAATTAATTATCTTGAAGATTTAGAAAACTTATGTGACCTTGCAGTAAGAGCTTTAGATGAAATTATTGACCATCAAAAATATCCTGTTAAGGCTGCCGAAGTGTCAACAAAGGCAAGAAGAAGTTTAGGCATAGGCTATATCGGTCTTGCACACTACTTAGCAAAACTAAAATTAACATATGATAATAAACAAGCTTGGAAAGAAGTTGACGAACTAACAGAGTCGTTTCAGTATTATCTATTAAAAGCGAGTAATGAACTTGCAAAAGAAAAAGGTAAGTGTTCTTACTTTGATAAAACAAAATATTCAGACGGTATCTTACCAATTGATACCTATAAAAAAGAGGTAGATGAGATTGTAAATCGTAAACTATCTATGAAATGGGAACAATTGAGAAAATCTATTAAAGAAAATGGGCTAAGACATAGCACCTTATCAGCTCAAATGCCGTCTGAATCCTCTAGTGTGGTTTCAAATGCGACAAATGGCATAGAGCCACCTAGAGACTATTTGTCAGTTAAAAAGTCTAAAAAAGGGACGCTGAAACAAATTGTACCAGATTATCAAAGATTAAAGAACTATTATACGTTATTATGGGATATGAAAGGGAATGAAGGATATATAAATATCGTTGCAGTAATGCAAAAGTATTTTGACCAAGCAATAAGTGGTAATTGGTCATACAATCCAGAAAATTATGATGAAGGACAAGTGCCTATTTCAGTAATGGCGCAAGACCTTTTAACAACTTATAAATTAGGTTGGAAAACATCTTACTATCAAAATACATACGATAGTAAAAAAGACGAAGACGAACCATCACATCCATTAGGTTGGAAAGATGAGGTAAAAGAAACAGAACCGGCAACTTTACAAACTGAAGAAGATTGTGAGAGTTGCACAATATAAAGGAGAATTATGGCTTTCTTATGTGTTAATACGCCACACATAGACGTTTATGTTAAGAAAGAATACCTTTATGATAATGAGAAAGGACACGGTGAACTTGTTGAAGGTGTTTGGGTTACAGCAAAGTCTATTCAAGGCAGAGCATTATACTTTGAGACTTATATTCCAGAGTATGGTGCCTTATACGACAAGTTACCAATAAGTGCATTTGTATGGAAAAAAGAAATAGAAGAAGATATACCATTGACAGAGTTGCAATTGTGGGATTGTTTTAGTTATGACATCACAATTGTTGAAAAGCAAATGCTTTCAGGCAACCAATGTAAGTATTTGTCACCAAATAAAAAATGGTATAAGGGTTGGTATATGTTTACAATTGATAATGCGAATAGCACGAATTTAGAAAGAAACGTGACTTATAGTGAAACGCCTAGTCAACATAAGTCATTTAATATTTTAAAGTTAGAGAACGGCCATTTTGCCGCTCAACCTAACAATAGAGTTATCTTTTATGATAAATCATATACTCCTAGCGAGTTGAAGTTTCCAGACTTCAAAGTGTCCACAAAGGAGTATAGTGTAGAAGGCGAACAAAAGTGGACAGCAGGTGATGACGATAGATTTTTTTATGAATTAAAGGAGAATAAAGAGTAATGGGAAGAAGTGTATTTAATACAGGAAACAATTTAGACTTTACGAAACAACCTATGTTTTTTGGTGAAGACTTACAAGTACAACAATATAGTGATATGAAATATCCTATATTTGATAAGTTGAATCAACAACAACTAGGTTATTTCTGGAGACCTGAAGAAGTTTCTTTACAAAAAGATAGAAATGATTATCACGAACTATCTGAACAACAAAAGTTTATTTTTACAGCTAATCTAAAATATCAAACTATGTTAGATAGTGTTCAAGGTAGAGGTCCGTGTTTAGCATTTTTACCTTTCTGTTCTATACCTGAACTAGAGGGTTGCATAGTCACTTGGGACTTTATTGAGACTATTCATAGTAGAAGTTATACATACATTATAAAAAACCTATACTCACAACCTAGTGAAGTATTTGATACGATTATTGGTGATGAGAAGATACAAAGAAGAGCACAAACAATTACTGAAACCTATGATGACCTTATCAATACAGGTTATAAATGGCATTTAAATAAAGATTCAGTTGATGAATATGAGTTAAAGAAAAAATTATGGAAAGCATTGGTAACGGTAAATATATTAGAGGGTTTAAGATTCTATGTATCGTTTGCTTGTTCATTTGCATTTGGTGAATTAAAACTATTAGAAGGTTCTGCTAAGATTATTTCATTTATTGCTCGTGATGAATCACAACACTTAGCAATGTCTCAAAGAATAATTAATAATTATAGAGACCACGAAAACGACAAAGTAATGTTAAAGGTAATTAAAGATACTGAAAAAGAAGTATATGAAATGTATGATGAAGCAGTACAGGAGGAAAAACGTTGGGCAACATATCTATTTTCAAAAGGTTCAATGATTGGGCTGTCAGAAAAACTATTACACCAGTTTGTAGAATATATGGCAAACCGAAGAATGAAGGCGATACAACTAACGCCGAAATACGACCAAAAAACAAATCCACTTCCGTGGGTAGAACATTGGCTAAACAGCCGGTCAACTCAAAACGCACCACAAGAAACAGAAATTGAGTCTTATGTAATTGGTGGTATTAAACAAGACGTAAAGAAAGACCAGTTTAAGAAATTCAAACTATAATGAAGTCACCAAAAACCTGCCAAAATTGTCAGACTAAATATACCATAGAATGGGACGAGGACAAATTTGATTTAGAACCTCTAACTTGCCCATTTTGTGGATATGAAGTTGAAGATGAGGATGATGTAGAAAGCAGGTATGAAATTGACGAAGACGATAGTTGGAATTGATTATAGTTTAACAAGTCCTGCCATTTGTATAAACAATGGCAACTTAATGTTTTTCTATTTGACTAATAAAAAGAAGTGGCAAGGTATGATGAATGAAGCGATTGTTGGTTATGAACACAAAGAATGGACAGACCCTATTCAGAGGTTTAGACAAATATCTGATTTCGCATTAGACACAATCAAAGACACATACAATCCTAAAGTTTATATAGAAGGCTACTCCTTTGGTTCTAAAGGTCAAGGTCTATTTCAAATAGCAGAGAATTGTGGTATATTAAAATACAGATTACAAGAAGAAAATATACCTTATGAAACGGTAGTGCCAAGCGTGGTAAAAAAACACGCAACAGGTAAAGGTAACGCAGATAAAGATAAAATGTATGAAGCGTTTGTAAATGAAACTAAAATTGACTTGAAAAAAATATTTGATACAGATAAAGTAGGTAATCCTATATCAGATATTGTTGATAGTTATTACATAATGAAGGTTGGTGATGTTATATCTGTTCAACACTAAAAGAGGTACTAGAAAATATCTTGAAGAATTTGCAAAAGGCAATGACAATAAGTTTTTTGACTTTGCAGAAACTAATGGTCCTAAATTTTATAATCAACATTGGCCAATGTGGAATGGTCAGTTTCAAGATGAGAATGTTGAGGTATGTTTTCAAGGTATAATTAGAGGTACTAAAAGACTTCAAACTGCCTGTCAAGAAAACGACATACCTTATTATTATTTTGACCAACCTTATTTGTTTTATAATGAGTATCAACCACACCCAGCTTTTGGTCAACCTTGGTATAGAGTAATTAAAAATAATGTACAAATGATTGATGTTGATATAAGACATAAAGAAAGATTTGATTATGTTATGGGTATGTGTACAGACAAAGATACGATTGATGAGGTAACATTAAAAGACTGGAAAACAGGTGACCACATTTTAATAATACCACCATCTGAACATACAGCAAACTGGTATGATATGAAAGTTGATGGTTGGGTAGATGGTATTATAAATCAATTACAAAAATATACAGATAGACCTATCAGAGTTAGATATAAGTATGAAAATAAAAGGTTTGGTAAAAGAAATATCATACCTTTAAAAGAAGATTTAAAAAATTGTCACGCTATGGTCTCTTGGCATAGTATGGCTGCTTGTGAAGCTGTTATAGCAGGAATACCTAGTTTTACTAGTGAACATAGTCCAGCAAATATGGTATCATATAGTTTAAACGACCTAGATAAAATTGAACAACCTTTAAAAAATAATAGAGAAGTTTGGTTATGGTCATTAGTAGGCAATCAGTTTATGTTAAGTGAGTTAACAACAGACTATGCTTATAAGTATATCAATGGAGGATAAAAATGTTTCATCAACCTTTATTAAATAGTTTAAGAAACGCACAAAAACACGATACACCTTGGGAGTATTTTACCTTTGGTCAATGTCTAAACGAGGCACAGATAGAAGAGATAAGAGGTGCTGACATAGAAAAAAGTGGTGTATTACACGACGGAACAAGGTCAGGATATAAAGATGGTGTTGAAAAACAAAATCATAGTTTAAGAGAATATATCACCATACATAATAGAAGTAAATATCCTAATCTAGTAAATTTTATTAGAGAAATGCAAGGTCTTCCTGTTAGAAAAGAATTTGCAAAATTAGTTGGTAATAAAGATAATTTTGCTAATTCTTATGTAAGAGTAGAGATTTTAAATGACACAAAAGGTTTTTATTTAAAACCTCATTGTGATATACCTGAAAAACTTATATCTAGTTTGATATATGTAAATCAAACAGCTGAGAATGTAAGTTTAGGTACAGATTTATATGATGAAAATTTAAAACTAGTTAAGACAATACCATTTTGGCATAACTATGGTTATGTATTTCACGGACCAAATAAATGGCACGGTATGGAAAAAGGCAAAGAAATACAAGTAGAAAGAAGAGGTATACAATTAAATTATGTAACCTTTAAAACAGATTGGAAAGTATATGAATGATTTATATAATAGAATGAAAGAGATTGAGGCGAAGTATTTACAACCTCAATCATTTAAACAATATAAAAACTATTGGTTACCTGAATCGATAGTAAAAGAAAGTAAAAATGTATTATCATATGGTGTACACCGTGATGTAGGTTGGGAACAGGCTATGTGTATAGATAATCAAAACTTAAATATACATTGTTATGACCCTACACCTGATAGTGTAAATTTATTTGCAACAAATTTTAATTATAAAGATAAGATGACCTTTCATAATAAAGCATATGCAAAAGAAAACGGTAAGATGAAGTTTTATTTTGACTCGAAAGACTTGACAAAATGTTATTCATTATTACCATTACCACAATTTGGTGAAAATCCACAATACATAGAAGTAGATAC